TTCATTCATGTAGTCAATTTCGTCTGACAACAATGAATTTACTAAAGTGTATTTATCTTTATGGTTTTGAATTGCAGGACCAGTATTGGCATTAGGACATGTTGGCATCTGTAGTGTTTCGATTTCATCGTGTATTCTTTTTAGATCCACATCGAAACCAGCAATGATCATTGAATATCTTTTAATACTTTTAATCTCTCTAAGTATGTATTTAGCTTTCTCTCTTGTCATCTTAAACCTCGCGTAAATTGGGCGCAGGAGGTGGAATCGAACCACCAATAAGCGCTAAGGGAACGCTTGAGTTACCATTACTCTATCCTGCCATATAAAAAATCCGGCCGTAGATATGTTGTTGAGTGGAAATATACAAAATCTCTGCTTCGAAAGAAAAAGATTATTTGGCCGGATTTTCATTGGTTTGCAAAAAATAATCTTTCCTTTCTTACTTATTGTAACAAAAGAAGCTGGAAGTTTTGTCAAGACTTTTCCAGCTCCGCTTTTACATAACTTGTGATCTATCCTGTACGAATCCAATTAAATACCCATGGATCACACTGCCATCGATTAATTTGAAATCAATTTCTTTTTTAGATTCATACAACTCCAACAGCTCTTCCAGTGTGTACTTGTCAGAAATAACATGCTTATTTAAACCCTGGCATTTGATAGTAAGTTTACATCTCATCTTTTTTTCCCTCTTTTCTACTGCCTTTTTCACATAATAGTGAACTAAATCGTCTTTTGTCTTATTCGTATATTTAACAATGTCTAATAAATCCTGGCATGCTAATTCAAGTGCTTCTCTTTCCAATTTCACACTGAATAAACATCCATTACATAGTTTATCAGGCATTTCAATCGCTTGGTTTTCCACTATTCAACACCTCTTTTTTTATGCACTATAACCTTATATTATCGTGCACTTACTCAACTCTTTTAAACCTACTTATTTACTTATTCTTTTTAACTTTTCTAAGAAAAAAACTTTTTGATTTTTTTGATACCTCTAAAGCTTAGAAATACAGTTCAAATACTTCTTCATTTCTAATGCTCTTAATGAGATCTTAACCACTTCAACTTCATCCAGCGTAATACCTCTAGAAACACATTCCTTTACATCACATAAGATCTGATTTACTAAATTCTCAGTTAATCTTCCAATCTCTCCTGAAATCATATTTCCGGTTTTATCTAAGATTGCTAGCTCATAAGGTTCTTGATCAGTGCTATTTGTGATCCACTTACCATTTCTATTTCTATGAGCTAATACACTCACTGTATAACTACCTAGTTTAAATACCCATTGATTCTGTTCAATCATCGAATCTTTTTCATGTCTATCTCTTGCTGGATCAAAATATGTATGTAATTCCATAGTCTTAAAGCCTCAATAAAATATGAATCTCATTATCATGTGCTTCAATACCAAACACTTCTGAATCCAATAGTTCTTCAGATAATAACCATTCATTCTCCATCAGATTATAAATCTTTGCGATTGGATCATCATCTGAGTCCCACTGTAAAGTGATATTCTCAACATAAAGTTTTTTTAAAAGCTCGCCTAAAGGCATTCCTGTAGTTTGTTCCATACTTACTTAGTCTCCTCAAATCCATCATAGTCATCGTTCTCATGTGCTCCCATCACAAATAAGAACAACACACATGACACCATCATTCCAACGAACACACCGCCAACAAACCATAGTGCACTAGGCATTGTTAATTGCCTCCTGCCAAGCTGTATAAGCTTTTTGACATTCTTCGTATGAACTATCTAGAATTTCCGCTGCATTCTTCACTTCCACCTTATTAGATCCAGAGTGTGCAAGAGCGACAACAGCGTTCTCATACACTTCTTTCTTTTCCAGATAGTCTTTTTCTAATTCTTTTAAATTTTTCATTACATCAAGCCTCTTCTTTTTAATTCCGCGATCATCGTTTCTTCACTAATGCATTGATTCTCAACTTTTCTATATGCATCTAAATACCATTCTTTTTTATCACCGTTATACGTCAACTCGTAATACATTGAATCTGGAAGGCTCGTACTCAACAAATACTTCCAGTTCTTCAAAGTTTTACACTTCCACACAATATATACATTTAAATCCGACACATGCTTTTGGTAGTCTTTATCAGACTTATCCAGATGCTCAATTGTGTAGCTTCTGATTGTTTCAAGAGCTATAATGTCTTGAATTTGATTACCTACTAATTTGATAATATTTTCTTTATTCATTTTTACAATTCTCCTTTTCTATTTCCTTGCTCCTATCGCTTTTATAACTGCCTGTTAGCAATAATAGCAATAAGAACCAATAACTGTAATTTGCACACATATAGCAGGTGATTCCAATTATTGCCAAATTGTATAACATACAAGCTATTTCAATCATTTTCTTTCATCTCATAAACATCTTTTGGCACATATTCAACTAAAAATCCACCTTCCAAAATCATCACTTGTAAAACAACTACGCCTTCCCTATCGTTACCATATTTCCTTGGATTATCCATATCTAACAAATAAGGGTTTTGAGGAGTTTTACAAATAATAGATTTTGGATGTGATTTACACATCAAACCACTTACAGAATGAAATTCTAACTTTTGATTAATATTTGTGTTCAACATTTTACCTCTCCTCATTCTGTGGCATTTCATAAATTTCACATCCTTTTTTCAATGCGTAACTACCACAACCCAAATTTTCAATATTGTAATAAAACGTATCTTCAATGGCATCTTTAATTTCATCTAACACATCCAATGCTTTTTCTTCTGTCGAATAAACACCTAATTCGCAATCATATCCATCAGTTGTTGCACCACATATCAAACAGTAATTGCCGTCATTAATGACACGCATATAATTAATATTTACTAAAGCGTTCCTTCTCTGATTTCTAATCCACATATCTTAATACCTTTTTTAACCTTTCCATGTTGTCTCATTAATCATCAAAAAACCATCCTTATTGATTCCTCTAAGATGTATTCAATCATATTGCCAATTTGAGTAGCAAATTTAACTTTGTATCCTGCATCAAGTGCTTTGCTAAGAGCTTCATAGTTGTCAGGATATGTTCTTACCACAATTTGCATCATTCACTCATCTCCTTCAAAATCTTTTAAAACTTCTTTTAGATGCTCAAAATAATTGCGTAAACGTTCAATTTTATCTTCTAGATTGCATACGATGATTTCCTCAACTTCTTCTTTTGCATCTTCGATTGTTGTAGCATTTAAATATCCACAATCAGCATCGAATTTATCATGAAAATCATAAACATAATCACCGCCAAAATTCTTTTCGATTGTTACAATTAGTTCAGGCTCATAATATTCAACGTAATACAATTCATACACATCTTCCGCCTCGTTATATTTCCAATATTTATCATCTGCATTCATTGCATTTATTCCTTTCTCAAATGTATCTCACATCTACCAATGGTTCTCTTTTGTATTTGTGATTGCAGATATCTAAAATTGTCTGATAACTGCAATATAAATCAGCTGCCGCCTTCCTGGAACTAGGATATGTTTTAACAAGTTGGCCATCTTTAAAATATCCAATCGTTTTAGTTCTGTGTGCAGATGCTCTTGGTGCTACCTTTGCAGCGAATTCTTTCTTTTTAACAATTTTCATATTTTCTAATTTTAATTCTCCATCCACAATAACCACTTCATCATCTCGAAGATCGTACTTCACAAATGCTTTTGCCAAGAGCCTGGATGCATTCATCGGCTTACAACAAATCTTAGTTTCATACACTCCATGACGCTTCCAGGGTTTTGAAATATGAGCACTTCCGTTTCTAGAAATCTTCTTAAATGTGCAATCCGATCGAGCATAGTATCTAACTCCTTTTTCTGTTTCATGGATCAACAATTCCTCAACTTCTCCAATCGGATCATTTTCGAGTTTTACCAAACAAAGTCTGTTTTTCATAGCACCATGTTTAGCCATAATACTCGGATAAGCCTCCCACTTAAAAGTGCTTCTAGTCCAATGTAATTTTCTACAAATTTCTTTTTCTGTACCTATAAAGATCAGTTTCTCACCTTTGTACACTGCATAAATATCTTCATGCACGATCGTTCCTCCTTATCCAAACGTAACATCGTTTATTGAATTCTTACGTTGTGCAACAGTAGTGGCAGTATAGATCGAAGTTGTGTTTAAAGAACTATGGCCAAGCTGTGCCTGCAATTCATTCAATGTTCCACCACACTTTAAGAACTGGATCGCAAATAAATGTCTGAAGGAATGCGGATGAATCTTATTCAAATTGATTCCTCGACATTGTCCGGCCAACTTTTTCATCCTTCTTGTGATTGTCGTTCTATGCAGCATCTTTCCATTCTTTCCAGGAAACAATGTTCCTGATTCGATTTTGTTCTTCTTAGCATACCTTCTAAGCTCACGCATCAAATCATTTCGAACAATCACCTTACGAACTTTTCCTTTGTTTGAAATCATCAACACATTATTTTCTAAATTTTCCACAGTGAAATACTTCAATTCACTTTCACGAATGCCGGTGTATGCATAAATCTTCATGATGAAATACAAATCCATCATGTTTTTTTCTTTAGCCTTACGCAACAGTCTTTTGAGATCCGAAGGCTCAAGCACTTCATCCAGGTATATTTCTTTCTGGATCTTAACTGGCTTCATAGTCAATGTGGATGTGAACTTTTTAAATGCGAATAATTCAAACTCACCATACTTGTTTATAAACTCAACGAATTTAATAAACTTATTACAAATCACGATGTAATTATTCACTGTTTTCGGAAGGTAGAACTCAAGAAGAACATTCTTAAATTCACGAATATTTTTCTTAGTGATCTCTCCATCCTGGAAAAAATCAGTGAACATTTTAATCACCATCCTGTAGTGATCCACTGTGCTGCATGCTTTTTCCTGATCTGCTTCTTCATCCAGGAATGCATCCACACAATTCAATAAATCTTGCTTAGTCCTTAAACCACACCTCTCTATTTTTCATCCTCTACTTTTTCAAAGATGACGTTGTAACCTTTCTTTGCGTATGCATGCATTTTGCCTTTGTCTTCGTAAATGTATGCCACAATCGAATCGTTATCATCACGAACACTCAATTGGAATTCTTTCTCGTAGATACCAGTAGGAACATTTCTGTACTTTCCACCTTGTTCACCTTTTCTAGAATCCGCCTCAAGTTCTCTAACTCTCTTGCGATTCAAAACTTCCTCAATATCTGCCTTTGTTAATCCAAACTTTACACAATAAGCACCGATGGCCAATTGTTGTTTTTCTGTTTTTCCTAATTGCCGAAACAAAAACATAACTTACCTCCTATTCATGTAACTATTCATGTAAATACTCATCAAACTTATCTCCAAACAAAACACTCGGTTTAAGATTGCTTTTCATCACTGGATCCGTTAACCAGGCATCACACTTTTTTTCAATCACTGTTTTTAAATCGTTCACTGTGTAGCCCTCATGAATCAACGCACTGATCAGTTCAATATTTATCTTTGCCTTAGGAGAAAAGCCTTCCCCATCTTCTTTGCCAGTTTCGACATTCAACATCTGAATGACCTGTTCAACAATCTCAGTGATGTTTTTATCTTCAGGTAAAGAAGTATATATATTCTTACTTTCTTTATTTCTTTTATTCTTTATTTCTTTAGTTGTTGTTGTTTGTTTGTTGTTCGTTTGTTGCTCGTTTGTTTTTTGTTTGTTTTCTGCTTGTTCTTTGTTCGTTGTTTGCTCGTTGTACTCAAAACCCAAACCTTGAAAATCTGCGTATTTTACAACACATATGACAGTATTTTTGTTCGTTGCGATACGCTTAATTTCCCCAGTTTTCGTTAGATTTTTTAGAGCCCTTTTTATCTGTTCCTGACTCAATCCGGTTTCACTCGCTAAAGTGGCATAAGAAGTGATACAAGACCCTCTTTCAATCGTCTGCCCATGCCAGCTTTTTTCGGCATAATTAGCCTTTAACAACAGATGTATAAACAACCTGCACGTTGGCAGATCATCGTACCATTCCCAATCAACAATCTGCCGAAAAAGCTTAATAAAGCCACCACAATTTTCCATTCCATCACCCCCTTAACGTGTGGATCCAATCAAACTCCTAATGAATACAGTGACTAGCTTCAGTACTTTCTTTTTTCTCTGAAGTTTCTCTATCAACAAATAATGTTTTCATTTTTTCTCCTCTTTTTTACTCAAACCCTGCAACCTAGGTACTGCAATCTGCTAATTATTTATGCCCAAATTCAAACGTGTTTTTTTTGCTTTATCTTAGGAAGTTTTCAAACCAGTTAGTTACAATTATGGAGTTTTTTTCTGACGTGCTTGCATTATTTATGACAATGTTTTAGGAAGGTATTGAGATATCGATCTATTATGAAAAGAATGATCCTTTTTTAGCAGATCACGTCACTTGGCAATACCCAGGTTGCAAGATTTGAGTTATTTATATATAATTAATTTGTTAGTTTTTTTGTTTGGCCACTTTCACATGAGTGGTCTTTTTTTATGCTTGGACCATACGCAAATCCGGAATATTCATACAACAGTTTTGGACTGATGTAATATACCGTTTTGGTTGAATCCGGCATTTTAAAACACGATCCAATAGGTAGCTTTCCTTGTTGCATACCTACTCGAATGAATGCTTCTGTCACATGCAATGCGGCTGCAGCTGCATCGATTGACACCTTTGTTCCATTAAATTCCATAGTTTTCTCCTTTCTACAAACCAATTGATTTAATCGTTGTGCAAACAAACGCAGTTGCGATTACACATCCAATCACTAAAACAACGCTTACGAATAACATCCAGTTTGCGAAACATTGCTTTCTACGTAATGTTTTTTCTCTTTTATCAAGATCAGCATAACGATGCATCATTCTTGTATACTCCGTTTCATGCGAGTTGTTCGCAAACGGAGCTAACTCTGCATCAGTTTGTTTAACTGCTTTTTTTGATGACATTTCTATACTCCTTTCTATCTGCTTCTGGTGCAGCACTTGAGATGCCACTTCTTCTGATTAACATGATCAGGCTACTGTTTTTAATAGAGTAGTTTTGGAGACTTTTAATCACCTCATTTTTTTATGATAAAAACGAAACAATGAGCCTATTATCAAAGTTTTGCGAAAAGAGATATCTTCATGTTATTCAGACTTTGCTATGTCTTGATAATGATAGGGGGATATCACTTATTTAGAATCTAGATCAAGCGAATGGGGAGGTAGAGCTAAATCGTGATTCTTGACAACAACAATGAGCACTAATGGAATTTCTTCCTTTCTAGTTCTGAAATGACATCTCAAGTACCGCACCATCCTCCATAATGTGTATAATTAACACGAATGGAGGTTTATTTTCATGACTGAATCAAATGACATTATTCAATCTTTTGTTAAAAATGTTTTCGAACATAATGATGTAGATTTTGAAGCTTTATCTGTCGCAACCAAAAAGATGGCTGAGTCTGCATTTGAAGCATCTAAAGTTGATTTTACAAGTATACAAATAGCTGCTAAACAAATGCTCAAAGTGCTTGAAACATCTAAAAAGCTTGATGATAAAACTAAGAATCAATATGTATCAGACGAAGCAAGTGAGATTGCTAACGACATAGTGTACAGATTGGAAGATAGTCCAACATTTAAAGACTGTACCTTCAATATCAACGTTCCTGAAAATTCTAAACATTGGACGCGATCAGATATTTTCGCTCTCATTGGTATAATTCTTACTCTAGTATTTGGAGTCATTAATGTTTATCAGAACACTGATAAAGAAAACTCATCAAAGCCCAAAGATTCTACATCCCAAGTCGATACATCTATATCCGATCTCGATAACATCCTTGCTAGCACAAGCAAATTGATTCAATCTACTACAGATAATATCGATACTATTCCAGATGCTAGTCGATACCTTTAAATTAACAAGTGCGTTAAAAGCTAACGCAATGCTCACAAGTGCAAGCATTATATTAAGACTTCGAACCCGATCTTCGAGGTCTTTTATTCTTCTTTCATGATCCATATAACTTTCTCCTTTGTATGCCATGAGCATACTTTTTCTAATTTAACCTGTGATACAATTTTCTTTTGAAAGGAGATGTATCTAATGGCAAGAGCTAGAGTTAAAGTTGTTTCAGAAACTTCTACTGGACTAAACAACAAAGTGAGTATCAACGGCGTTGTATACACAAATACCCAAGCTTACAACAAAGCTGTGAGAGGCGAAGTAAACGGATATCATGGTGTAAAGAACTCCGATGGCACTAAGTTCATTCGTAGTAATCCAGATAAAAGCACTAACAACAATCTAGATAAATAGGGACTCGTTAATTCGAGTCTTTTTCAATTAAGACCTCATAATCATCATCTATGATTTCTTTGATTCCTTCTTCATCCTCAAAGATACGAGTGATGACTGAATTGTCTGATTTTCGAATTACTGTAATCTGCATATATTCTCCTTTGTATGCCACAAGCATACTTTTGGATTGATTTCTGCTTTCGGAACCAATCTAACGTTTAAATGAGGACTAGTTATTTCAACACCATCACTGTTGATAATGACTAGTTTTTCCTTTGTTTTTTCATCCTCAAGTACCGCACCAATGTAAATTGGCTTATCCCCACATCTCCTTGCATGCTTTTTTAAACTCAGGAAAAACGTTGGTAAACATATTGATAGGAACTTGTTTGGCACCACAAATAACCTTAGATACATTTGAATTCTTATATTCATCCGAATCCTGAACCATATGAATCATTCGATATGCCATTACCTTGTTGATACCTAAAGACATCACGTCTTTGTATCCTAATAATGTCTTTGCCATGCGCTTTCCTCCTTTCTATTGTACGTTGAATTTAATTCAACTTTTCATTTAAAAAAATAAGATCTCTTTCATCTTTTGTTAGTCTAAGTGTTCTGCTCAACCCAACAATTTCAGATGCTGTGAAATCGCCGATGCCATGCAAACGATTATAAAGTGTCTCACGTAAGATTCCTGACTCCTTTGCGATAAAGCTGAAAGCCATTCCACTACTATCAATTTTACTTTTTAAAGCTTTAATATCTGCCATTATTCACGCCTCCTATTCTACATTTGAAGAAGTTGAATTTAATTCAACTATCTACAGTATATTCAAATGTTGAATATGTGTCAACTTTTTAAACAAAAATGTTGAATTATTTTACACCTTCAATGAGCTATGATATTCTTAATATAAGAAAGGCGAGGGCTTGTTACATGTTAGAAATTTATACAAATATAAAAAAAAGAAGAAAAGAATTAGGATACACGCAAACTGAGTTAGCCAACAAGTTAGGATATGCAGACAAGAGCATGATAGCAAAAATCGAAAAAGGCCAAATTGATTTGTCTCAATCGAAAATAATGGCATTTGCAAAGGCCTTAGAAACAGACGCTCGTATTTTAATGGGAAACGATGGCATTGTTACAGATAAGCAACCAACATGCAATGTCTTTGTTTCTACAAACGAAAAAAATCTCTTGGATATATATCGTGACCTAGATGATAAAGGCCAACACACTGTGGATACAGTTGCTCGTATGGAACTGGATCGGGTTAAAGGAGATAAGTAATTTATGTATGTAAATATATCTTGATTTTGATTATGAAATGGAGGAACTTAGAATGGAAGAAATTAATATTTATTGCGATGAAAGCCGTATGTACGGTGAATTAGATATTATTGGACAACACACGGTGGATGTGGTGACTAAAGCGAAGCTTGAAAGAACAAAACATGGCAGTACTGCCATAAAAAGTAGATTGAGAAAGGAATTAGATTATGAATGATATGCAACATATTTATATTTACATGGATGACTCTGGTAAAATTTCAAAATTTGAAGACTATGCCGTTTTTGCAGGCATTGTTATCAAAGACGGAAAACAAAAATCTGAATTTAACAACAAATATAGAGCGATTGTAAATAGCATTAAGTGTAAGTATTGTGAAATGACGAATGATAATTGTAAAAATGAGTGTCCAGAAGTAAAGGCGGTAGCCATTAGTCCTACCCATAGAAGACGAATAATTAATCTTAGTAAATCTTTTACTACATTCGGTGTTATTACGTACAACAAAAGTCTATATAGCCATATCATCAATGATAAAGGTGCAAAAGGACGTTTTAATGAGTATGCTCAAAGAAGAATTATTAAAAATACTGTTCAGCATTTAATCAATAGTGGAGCGATAAATCCTAATATGCCCGTTTATCTGCATGTTAATATTGATGAAATGCCTACAAAATCAAATGGATATTATTCTCTTAAAGATGGATTGGTGGAAGAATTAAGGCACGGAATTATTAATTATAATTATTCCAAACAATTTAAACCTATCATTCACAGTGATTTGGAGATACAGGTCATATATAAAGACTCAAAGAAAGATTTAGGAATACAAATGGCAGATATATTAGCAAATACAATTAGGCATTCGTTTGTCATTAATAATAATTGGTTTGATACAAGTGAATATTTAAAAAGAAAATGCCACATAGACGTCATTTTAAGATTGCCTTAACAAAAAAAATCCCACTCATTGAGCGGGATCTAATCGGGGCGACGTACTTAACATACGCTTAGTATTCTTAACCATCCGCCGACTATTGACCTGTCGAGGAGTAAGTACCTCCGGTATTCAAATTATAATTCGCATTTTGCTTATTGTCAACAAAAAGCGTGCTCATCTATATTATCAAATCTTTGTGCGAACGTCAAATTTATCTTATAAAATCTATAAAATACTGAATCTATCAATTCAAAAAGAAATTTATTATGACATCAAAAATGACAACAAATATTCATACAAGCATTCTTTAGGAAATTACGTTTCTTATACTTATTCTGAAAAATTGGTTGATTTTATTGTAGATGAAATAAAAAAGAATCCCAGTGGATTCGTTGACAGCTTGAAACAAAAATAAAAGAGATCAACCCCCGGCACATAGGAATGCTCAGTGATTACTCACCTACCCCACTCTGGGACCCAGCGTTTATCCTTCGCAAGTTAATCTGTACTTATATTATACTTGTATAGGGCTAAAAGTCAATTTTTTGACATCTATTATTAATTTGTGTTAAACTACGATTGCAAGGAAAAACATTAGTTTTGAGGGAGCAGTCTTGGACACGACACTGCTTCCTTTTTTTATTGTTTTTTTAGAAACTTCAGAGTATAATTTTTGCGAAGAACAAAAAAGTTAAACTTTTTCCGGGAAGTTGGTGCCCAGCAACATCTTCCTATTTTTTTACTTTGAAAAAAACACCTGGACTTTTACATCCAGGTGTTCTTGTTTTTATCCATGAAATTAACAATATCTTTGTCGGCTCGTGGTAGCCAATGCGCATATACTTGTAGTACTGTGTCTAATTCGTCGCCTAAGCGCTTGGCAATGTCGTAGACGGAGAAATTGACCTTTCCCCCTGTAACCATATTGTTTATCATATAAGACGCGCTAGAGTGCCTTAAATCGTGCATTCGTAGCATTGGTATCTTATCTTCATCTTTTAATCGTTTATTTAATGCATTTACATTGTTCTGTAATTGCTTAGTCACCTTTGACCTACTGAATGGCATGTCTATTCCAAAGATGTATGAATCATCTGGAACATCCAGTCTCGACTTCAACGCTTTGTATTCGTTGGCCAAAAACTGTGGCATGCTTATTTGCCTGTAGCTGTTTGGTGTTTTTGGTGTTGTGCACTTTCTGAGCTTGTCGTTCCATGTCTTATTGATTGTGATCGTGTTGTTTTCAAAATCTAAATCTTTCCATTGAAGAGCAAGTGCTTCTCCAATACGAGTACCCATGTAGAATTGGTTGCTGAACAATAAATGAAAAATTGTCGAATCAACGTTGTTTATAAATTTATTGAATTGTTCCTCTGTCCAAAATACCATTTCTTCTTTATGAAGGTTTGGGTCTTTTTTTAGATCAACCTTATTACATGGATTGGTTGTTATGTACTCATGCTTCGTAGCATAGCGCATAAGGACGCATAGACGCATATAATACTCATTCACAGTAGAATACTTCTTGTCGGTAAGAAGTCGCTCTAAAACGTCCTGAATGTCTTCTGAAGTGATGTCTCTTAAAGCTTTATCACCAAGGGTATTTCTCCATACGTTAAATTCAACTCTGTGGTTATTGTAGGTGGATTCCTTGATTCTCTTTTCAGAGTATTCCTGATAGATGTCTATCATTGTACTTAGTGTCATTGTAGAGCCTGGATTCATCAAACTCTCTTTGAATTGTATCTCTGCTTTTATTGCATCCTGCTTTCTATCAAAGCCACGCTTTTTGTATTGCTTAGTTTTGTTCCCTACTTTGTAAGAACCATAGTAATACCATTTGTTTGTGTTGTTGTCTCTTTTTACCGCCATTTTTCCTCCAATAGCTAGAGTATAAAAATAAAAATATGCCAATTTTATGCCGTTTTATGTAATATTACTTTATTTAAAGCAAAACTGTTTTTTAACTAAAAAAGTCTAATTTCTTCAAGTTTTTTTACAGGACCATAACTTCTTCGATAGAAATCCTGTAATCCATACTTGTTTAAAGCTTCAATATGCGCTTTTGTCGGATATCCTTTGTGTTTGGCTAAACCATACTGTGGATACATTTCATCCAACTTTTTCATCCAGTGATCACGCGTAACTTTCGCTAAAATACTTGCCGCCGCAATAGACAATGATTTTTGATCTCCCTTCACAATAGCTTGGTAAGGTTTATCAATATCTGGTAATGGCATCGCATCACTCAACACAAAATCACATTGTGCTTTATTGGCAATCTCCATCATAGCTTCTTGTGTTGCACGATAGATATTTTTCCTATCAATCGTCTTTTCATCTACAACTAAAATTTGATAGTACAAAGCATCCTGAATAATTGTTTTAAACAACTCTTCACGCTTTTTTTCACTCAATTTTTTAGAATCATCAATTAACGCATTTTGATATCCCTTTGGAAAGATAACTCCTGCTACCATCAATGGACCGGCAATAGGGCCTCGCCCTGCTTCGTCCATACCAAGTACACTTTGATTTTGATCCCAGTAATCATTGTCCAAAGGTCTATCCAACAT